CAATAGGTGCATCCGAACTAACTGTTACATCAGTATTAGTAATAGTTCTAACAGCCGCACTGTTATCAATTACAGTAGCAGATTGACAGCATAATAGTGAAGTCTGTGTCCCGATAATGGCTGATATGTTTGTTCCGCTACTTTGTGTAGCTGTAAGAGGGCTAGTGGGTACAGTAAAAGTACCTGTATATACTGCTACACCTTTGACTATTCTAAGATTACTAATGTTTCCTGTAAAAAATCCATAACCAGTACCTGGCCCAGATATTTGTATAGGACCTTGACCGGTGTAATTAGTAGTATCATTGCCGGAATGTGCGGTTTGCCCTACACCGTTAATCCAAAATCTAAGATTGCCGGTACCTGATCCATTTCTAGTAATAGCCACGTGTGTCCAAGAACCGGAAGTTGGATTACTAGTAAGGCTACTTAGTGCTATACTATAAAGACTGGCGGCAGCGTAACCACTTTGCCAGTAAAGAGTACTACCGGTTATGACTATTCCCCAATTAGGAGAACTAGCTGTAGTTTGAGTTAATATGTCACATGCACCGTCGGTAGTTTTGATCCAGAATTCTATCGTAAAACTACCTGTGCCAAATGCAAAATCTGCACTAGCGGGGATACTAAGTTTTGATGTAGTTCCATTGAAAGATGCACTATAACCGGGTACGGCTAACACATTTGTTGCATTACCGGTAAGACTAGCATTAGATATCTGGGCACTAGTCACACCTGAAATTGTGTAAGGTACTAGTCCACCTGAGGTTAAACCCCTAATTGTGGCAGTAAATGTAGTTGTTCCGCCCCAATAAGTTCCAGGAGTACTACTAACGAAACTTATTATATTAGATATAGTTGTTGTCGTAGAATATGCTCCGGCAGTAATTACCATAGTAGCTGTTGTAGCTGTACTTAGTGTGGCTAAATTGATAGCAAGCGAAGCGGTTGAAGTACTAATAGTAAAATTACCAGTGAGGCTAGCACCGCCTATTTGGGTGCTAGTTACACCTGTTATAGTATATGCTACTGTACTACCATCTGCAAGGTCATCACCATATGATATTGTTACTGTCTCACCCCAATATGCAGATGTATGAGTGCTAGTAAGTCCACCTGCTGGAGTAGCAAAAACACCACTAGTTAAAAATGTATGTACTGTATCACTGCTTACTGTAGTAACAGTGCCGCCTGTTGCTCGTTGACTGCCTGCGTATCTAATTACTACAATACCACTACCACCGGCGCCACCTTCATTGGTAACAGAATAGTGTGATCCGCCTCCTCCTCCACTACCGGTGTTAACTCCGCCAGCACCGCCTCGTTTGTTAGTTTGAGCTCCGATAGTTCCAATTTCAGCCACTGAGCCTGAATTCAGTGCAGAGCCGCCACCTGTACCATTAGTAGTGCCGGCACCTTGTCTTGGAGCGCCACCGCCACCGCCGCCTATACCGCCATTGCCACCGTATACACTATAGCCAGCACCTGCGCCGCCACCTGCCCAGTATAGACTAGAACCTGTTATATTGTTTAATGTTCCAGCGCCGCCGTCAGCCTGTTGACTACCTGTTTGTGTAGCTGCCGCAGCACTGCCACCGCCGCCACCGGGATACCATGTTACTCCACTACCAGCACCATTATTACCTTGACCCGCTGTTCCGGTTCCCGGTAGACCACCGTAACTGGCAGCACTTTGACGAGCACCAGATCCACCGCCACCACTACCTCCATTACCTGCAGGAGAACCTGATGTATCATGGGAACTAGCGCCGCCGCCGCCGCCGATAGCAGTTAATCCTAATGCTGTAGTATCTTGTCCGTTTGATCCTGCAGGACTAGCTGTACCGGCAATAGCACCTGCACCACCTGCACCAACTGTAATAGTGTAACTACCGGCTACTGATAAATCAGTGCCGGCAAGATATCCACCTGCACCACCGCCGCCACCCATATTTGAGCCTGCACCACCGCCACCAGCTACTACAAGATATCTTACAGTCATTCCTGGCGTAATAGTAATTGATGCTGTATAAGATTCTATTGTGATAGTTAACGTATTTGTTGTGTTTACTTTAGCTTTGGTAGGAATACTAATTGTAGTTGCATAATTAGTAACTGTAAGACTACCGGTTAATGATGTATTATTAATATCTGCACTACTGATACCAGTGATAGTATAGCTTACTGTAGCAGAACTAGTTGCATGATAATAAGTAAGATTAATAGTGCTACCTGATACGACTGTACTAGGGGTGAGAGGACCAAATCCCGGAGGAAATGTGGTGAGACCGTCCCAAGCATAAGTTCCTGAATATACACCGGCTGTTGTAACGCCTGTAGTTACATAAGTTGTGGCATTAACAGTTTGTGACTTTAATACATTAGTTTCAGTGCCGCCAGTAGTAACCGTAGTATTGAATACAGAATCAATAGTTAAACAAGTGCCAGCATTGGTATAATTACCTGATGGGGCCGCTAAATGATAGAAAGTACAATTTCTTAAGGCTAAATTGTTAGTTCCATAATTATCATATTGATAACTCCACGCATTGTTAGCATTTGTTTCAGAGAATACACAGTTATAAAAATTACCCTTAGCACTGGCACTTTTAAAGTAAGCAACCTCATAACTTGTTGTCCTACCGTTATTATTTCTTTTAATAATAGCACCGTATATTTTACTACTAGTGTTAGCAAAATGAAATATTGCGCTATCTCTGCCTGCACTGTTGGCTGTATGCTGTATAATTACTCTTCCCGGAGCACAAACGAATTCTCTATGATTGCCACCGTCAGTTAATCCAACACTACTTCCATTAACCGATGTGGGGGTAATAGTATAAGTACCCTCCAAAATCACAAACATTGTAGCAGTAGCTGAGGTGTTCTGTGCTAATGCATAATCTATAGTAAGATAGGCAGCACCTACACTATTTCCCGTGTTACTATTACTACCGGTACTGGCACTAATGTACTTGATTGTACCAGTGAATGCATCTACTAGGCTGTCATAGGCGTCAGGGAAATTATAAATGTTAAGTGCGTTTGGTAATGCCATTATAGATTATCCTATATTAACGTGTTTAGCTATTTCAAAAATTTCAGGTGCATTCATACCTTTAGGAATCATATCTTCATCAATAATATCATCTACTCCGTCGCCGTTTCTCAATGCATGAATGCAATACGCAACTGTATCATCTTCTAATGCGGTCAGTTCGTGTAGATAATCTTTATGAATATAAATCATATGCGGTGCGGTGAATTCAGATATACCAAGTTCAGTTTCTACTTTTAACTTACCTGAAGATAAAAATGTAATGTGGTTGAAGGGGTGCTTATGACCAAGCTCGGTATCACCTGCCTTTTCAAATTTCATTTCTCTAGTGTAGAGATTTGCAACACATGCTACCTTTATAATAGGTTGTGACATTATAGATTACTGTTATCGTGATAAATTTCAGAAAAATGATTCATTGTATCAATACTTTCTTATCAAAAATAAATCTCTATAAGTAGAATCGTTTCCTATTGCGTAAGCATAGTATGCTTCACTATTGACCACAAAGGTTTGTCCCGGTGTATAATATCTCTGTAGGAACGTTTCAGTACCTCCTAGACTCTTGTATAATCCTATAGCCTGACCGCCAGGATTCATACTGGTCTGATGATGTCTAGCAAATGTTATAGGATATGCCGGTGGAACTAGTATGCCTGTTACAGGATCAGTAACTGGTCCAGTCATTGTAGTGTTCTGTCTATGTTTAGTTCTGAACAAGCCACTTCCGCCGCCGCACATGGGCACCTGCATTTGGTTACCCCAAAGATATTGTTGATTAAATAACGTGCTAGTGTTACTCGGAGTAGCACTATAATTAGCACCTGATAATGGATCAATACCGTACCCAGTAAAGTCTCCTAAACTATTGTTACTAATTGTGCCACTGGCATTATACTGTCGGTACCATGCTGGATTGCTATTATAAGCACCAGTAGTACCTTGGAAAGTTCTAGCAAACATACTAGCATTACTGCCACCGCCATTTTGATAGTGAATCGATCCGTCAAAGAATAAACTAGCTAAAGGGGGATTATCATCATATTGATCTTCCCATGAACTAGTAGTTCTTAATCCAATATACATCAATCCTCCTGGTGACCAGGTACTGTTAGTGCTAGTACCACCGGACATACAGATGAAATATCGGTCAGTACAAGCAACTAACCATTCACCAACTCTAGGCTGAAAGACATTTGCACCATCAGTAGTAGTATCCTGTGGATAATTCACATCAAATTTGTACCGCATTGTTCCTGTACCATTAGTCTCCGGCAGATCCACATTAGCGACACTTGCCATGTAAAGACCACTGGCAGTGGTAGCTGTATTAAACCCATGAGATGCGTGAATGAATGGATATGAAGAATAAGCTCCACTAAAATAATGCCCAATGTTAGTTCTAAAAGTCATTTTACGATATGGATATGCGGCTTTGCCACTATCTCTATATAAATCTATACGATAGGGTTCGGCAAAACTAGCACTATAGTTTGAAACCACATTAGTACTGCTACTGCTGGTCCATCCACCTGCTTCTGTATTGCTAATTACTTCTCTAATCACATCCACACTGCCTGCAGTGCCAATCGCTGGGCTAGCTGTAGGTGTAGTTATAGACGGCACTGATGGTGTGCTACCGGCTGCGGCTGTACATATAGCCTGTAGTGCCCGAAGAAAATTAATTGCTCTGGCTTTTTCGTCTGTTGCTCCGCCCACTGTAGGGTCAATTTTACATAACATAATTTACTCCGTTAATAATGAATAGTCGTTGAAGGACAGTCTTCTCACACTGCTTGAATCAACATAAGTCGTATGACTAGCATAGGTATTTTCTGCTATTTTCAGTAGACCGTATACTACTGATAATGCATTGCCGTTACTTTCGTGATTTACAAATACTGGATTTTCTATAATAACCACAGATCCAGCACTACTAAATCTTTTCTCTGGAGTAATATATGCTAAATTTATTCCAGCTTGAGAACCATAAGAGATGGTTGTAAATTTATATGTATATGGAAGAGTTACTCCAATTGATTCTGCATCTAGATCAAGTCCTGCCATTAACATATTATCAGTATAAATTCTACTAACTCCATTTTTACCAATATCAAATATTCCTATCTGTGTTCCTCCGCTTACACTACTGATATAGCATAATTTACTACTAACAACAATGTCAATACCATATGGTGCAGTAGTAGCACTATAAGTATGAAGGGGTACATTAGCACTTATTGGACGATATACCTGCCAATAAGTATTACCGGTTATGTTGTTGTAATTAGTAATATAATTACCAGTGCTACCAATAGTACCTGTTTGTTGTGATACAATGGTAGTGCCTGATTTAAGTTTTGCCATGTTAGTGACCTCAGTATCTGAAAGGTTCACCCCGGTACTCTGTGTCTGGCTATAACTAGTAACGAGTACATCACCTGCAGAGAGAATGTAGCCTGGAAGTAATCTACCCACATCACCCACGACCATTAAAGTGCCAGTATGTTGTGCCGTTATAGTTCCTATGTTTTGATATTTTTGTATTTCTCGTCCATTGACTAAAGTATCTGTACCTGATGTGTAGCTTTTTGCAAGCGTCACTGAAGATAATCCACCGGTTTGTGCTAGCGTAGCAGTTGTAGCTGCCGTGATAGCAGTAGATGCAACAGTTTGACTTGCACTTACCACATATGTGCCTGAACCGCCTGTACCAGTAATCATTCCTGTAATAGTAGTACCACCGGTTACGCCACTACCAGTCAATATCATACCTATAGTAAAAATTCCAGTAACTGTTCCACCTACAGTTAACGTTGTTCCGCTAATACTTGAAGCCGAGCTACCGCCTGTATTTGTAGCAAATGTACCTGTAATAGTAGTAGCTGAAACTGTTTGACTTACACTAACAGTATACGTACCTACGCCGCCTGTAGCACTACTAAATGCAGTGATAGTAGTATTAGCACTAACGCCTGTTCCAGTGATTACCATACCTATCTCAAAAACACCTGTTATCACACCAACGTTAA